ACGGGTATTCGCATTACCGCCAGCGGAACGAAATATTCCGATGCGAAAAGCCTGAGAATCGAAGCCGTCGATCCAGCCGGAAGCGGTAGCGGTGCGGTATTTGAAGGTTTCGTAAATGATTCGACCTATGCTTACTTGATAGGTGCAGAAAGTAGATACGGCACAATTGATGGCAGCTATTTTACGAACAACACCGCTCGAAATGGCCCCGACGGCAACTATGCCCGCCAGTTTTTAACGGGCAATCTGACTGGTTGTACCGTTCGGGACAACCGTTTGGATGTGACGCCTTATACCAAGGGGGATAAGCCTGCGAAGCCTTATATCTCGGATTACGCCTATGTTCATCGTAGCGGTATAGCAAGTCAAGGATTCTATCAAACGGGTACGCATACCGATTGTTGTCACGACAACAATAAAACATGGGATCAGCGAACAGGGGTATTTACCGATCATGTTTTCCGGAATACTACGACTACCCAAGGTACTGCCGAGGGAAATGTCAGACCGACGAAAACTGAAATTCAGGCGCTTATTGATGCTGCCGTTGCGGCGGCTGTTGCCAAATTGAATAACGGCACGGCGGCTGATACTAAACCTGCCAAACCTGCCGACTCTCCGAAGGCTGAAGGCGGGGAACAGGCGGCGGCCACGACACCTGCCCAGCCGCCTAAAGCGGAAGGAGATGGTCAGCCTGCGACTCAGCCGCCTGCTGCGCCGCCGAAAGAGGCGGAAGCGGAAACCGAAAAGCCCAAACAAAATGACAGTGGCAGCCAAGATGCGGCTACTACGTCAGCCGTCTTTAACTTTGAAGGGTTAGAAGCATCCGCTGCCGAGTCAGTCGGAAACGATAGCAAGACCAAGTTAAAAACCATCATCAATTCCGCCAAAGCGGGCGAGCCGGAAGGCTGGGCTGGCGCATTTGCCGAGCAGGACGGACACCGCGTCATGGTGGCAGCAACCAGTAAAGGTAAAGGCGTGCGCTATATCGAGACCGAGGGCATCGAGTCTGACGGCACGTCAGACAGTGCGGTAGTTTTCCCATTCAAAATTTCAGCGGGTGGCACGGACGGCAGTGCATACGCAGCAATCGTTCTCAAAGACAGCGCCATCGTCAATAACGGTTTGGTCGTTACTAATGAGGCGGGAGGCTTCAAGTTGCGCGCCAACGAAGACCTGACCATTAACGGCAAAGTCGTCAGCCCGACCACGATGTACACGTATGACAAATGGTATGTCGCTGCACTGACGATCAAAGCGGGCAAGGACTACAACAAAATCAGATTCGGCATCAATCATGCCGGTAATACCGGACGCAACATCACCATCGGTGCGGGTATCGAGTTTTTGAGCGGCGACGTTTCAAATGCCAATAAAAAAGCCGAAGCACTGATGGTCAAGTATGGAATAGAGTAATGGACAGGTCGTCAGATGGTTTCAGACGACCTTAAAAACCCGATAAAAAAAAATCATACTTGAGTAGAGAGGGCGATTGGAAAACAATCAGGAAAGACATAAACAGGATAAAAATATGACTGCAAAACGAATGCATGGCGTAACTGCCAACGAATATACCCACGGTGCGCGCGCCGTATCAGACATCGCCAGCAACATCATCGGCTTAGTTGCTACATCTGAAGATGCTGACGCGAAGACCTTTCCGCTGGATACTCCGATTTTTGCGACATCTGTCGGCAGTCTGTTGGGAAAGGCCGGCAGTAAAGGCACACTGGGAAAATCGTTAGATGCCATCTATGACCAAGCAGATGCGCAGATTGTCGTAGTCCGCGTAGCATCATCGGCAAAACCCGCTGAACAAAAAGCAGCAATAATTAAAGGCGCAAAAATCCTGCGTCAAGCCCCTGTCCGTACTGGCTTCAAGCCAAAAATTATCGGTGCGCCAGAATTGGATGATGCCGACGTAACCGCTGAATTGTGCGTGGCTGCCAACGCCTTGGGTGGATTCGTCTATGCTTCTGCGGGAGGGGCTGACGAGATTACGGCAGTGCAAACCTACCGCCAAGGTTTTGGACAAAATAATCTCATGTTAATTGACAATGAGTTTATGACAGCAGGCGCAAACGGAACGCCTCAGACCGCTGCCACTATTGCCCGAATCTTAGGCGCGCGCGCCATGCTTGACGAAAAAATCGGTCCGCACAAATCAATATCTAATACAGAGATTCAAGGCGTGTCCGCCATCAAATCACCGCGCAGTTTCGGACTGTTGGATATTAATTCAGATGCGAACACACTCAACAACCTAGACGTAACGACCCTGATCCGCGAAAAAGGTTTCCGCGTATGGGGCAACCGCACCTGTTCGGCAGATCCGATTTGGGCATTTGAGCCGACAGTCCGTGTTGCATCAATTATCAAAGAGACCATTGCCGAAAGTTTCCTCTGGGCAATGGATAAACCGATGCATCCGTCCCTGATGATTGACATCATCAACACAATCAACGCGAAGCTGGCGGAAAAAGTCTATAAAGGTTGGTTATTGGGCGCGCAGGTATTCATCGACCCGAAAAAAATCGAAAAAGAGCGCGTATCAAACGGCATCTTCGCATTTGACTACGAATTTACCGTCGCACCGCCGTTGGAAAACATCGAACTGAACCAACACGTCTCCGATCGCTTTATCGTTAACCTGACCGACCGCGTCATCGAGTTTGCGTCAAACATCAAACCGACCACAGTATAAGGACAGCAAATGCAGTTACCACGCATCCTCAAAAGTTTTAACGTATTTACCGACGGCCTCAACAAAGACGGCGTCCTGATGACCGTCAAACGCCCCGACATCAAATTTAAAACCGAAGACTACACGCCGGGTGGAGGTCTGGGTGAATACACAGTCATTCACGGTATCGAGAAACTCGAGCTTGAGCTGACAAGCAAAGGCTTTGACCTCGAGTTGTTCAAGTCAATCAGCCATAAAATTAATGGCAACCTGCTGCGCTACCAAGGCGCGTTGCACAAAGAGGACGAAGAAACCTATCAAACATTGGTAGGCGAAGCCCGCGGGCGCATCATCGAGACCACGCGCAACGAAGACAAAGCAGGCGAAGGCGGCGAACAGACATTTAAGTACGCCCTGACCTACTGGAAAGAAACAGTTGACGGCGAAGTCATTTTCGAATGCGACCTGATGGCAAATAAACTCGTCATCGGCGGTAAAGACATTCGTGCCGGCATCCGCAATGCGTTAGGTCTGTAATCGGCAAAAAGCAAAGGTCGGGCAGAAAAAGCCCGACCGACAACAATCAATTCAAAGGCGCAAAAAATGCAGCAAGAACCCAAAATCAAAATCAACCCTGACAACACCATTATCGTAACCGTATCAAACGGCACGGCCTACACCCTCCGCGAACCGCTAGCCAAAGACATGGCAGGCTTAGGGCAAGACCTGATTAAAATCAAACACACGGAAACAATCCAAAAGCTGCTCTCCAAAATCAGTACGCCTAAAATCGGCATGGCTCAATATGGCGGATTCAGCATGGCGGACGCGCAAGCCCTCAACGCCGCCGTAGATTTTTTTTCAGCACCGCCGTCAGCGAAAGTAGAGATTCAGGAAGCCTTTGCGGAATTGGGCTATATCCAAGATTCCGCTACCGAGCAGAAACTTTCAGCCGGCTGATAAATTCCGTCCCTGATATTTGGGAAGATGACGTTGACGGCGATCCGCAAAAGTTTTACCCAATAGACGATGCCCTCGCCCTCTGCGCAATCACATTTAAAGGGTCGATTGATTGGTTTGCCGAACAAAACCTATACAGGTTAAACAGTTGGGCAGCAAAAGCCGAAGAAATAAACCGAATTCAATCTGAAAACACAGGGCAATAAAAAAGGTCGTCTGAAACATTTCAGACGACCTTTTTAATGAAAAACTACTTGAACAATTTACCGATGAAGAAAAAAGCAATCGCGCTACTGACCGCCTTCCGATAAGGATTTGACTTAGCCGCCGTCATATTGCGGTAATTTTCACAAAGAACACGGCTTTCATTTTGAACTTTTCGGATGTATTCGTCAGTTTCACGACGTAATTGTGCCGGAGACTTAGGACGTCTCGAGGGCGTAAATTCAGGCTGTTCATTTACAGGCTGACGCTTAAAAAACCCGAACATATCAAATCTATCCCTTAAATACAGGCAAAAAGCCATGACCGATAAGACGCTTAATATTATTCTCAAAGCCACCGATAAAGCAAGCGGACAATTTGACCGAATCAGCAAAGCCGCATCAGGACTGAGCGGGAGATTAAAACAAACCGAACAAGAGCAAATGCGCCTGAATAAAGCCCTAAACGACACAAAGCGGCTTGAAAAATATCGCCAAAACCTAAGCGAAACAAATAAAAAGCTGTCAGAAAATCGCAACAGGCAGCGGGAGCTGCTCGCCGAAATGAAAAAAAGCGGCGGCGCAACCCAAGCACAAAGCCGAGAAATGAAAAAACTTGCCCAGCAGGCAAAAATACTGGAGCAAACCCAAGAGCGGCAACTGAAAAGCACCGGTCGGCTTGCAAAAGAAATGAAAGCCGCCGGGACGTCCACCGTCAATCTTGCCCAAAATCAAAAAACACTTGCCGAGCAGATGGAGAAAACAAACAAAAAATTCGCCGCGCAGCAAAAATGGGCAAATGCCGGCAGAAAACTGGACGACATCAACTCAAAAGCCATTATGGCATCAGGCGTCGCCGCTGCTCACGCATACGGCGCGAAACGCCTGTTAGAAAAGCCGATAACCGCATACGCACAAAGCGAAACGGCGTCCGTAGATTTGCGCGCCGCCATGATGACATCAGACGGCAGCGTCTCCGCCGAATATGAAAAAATCAACAGTCTGGCTACCAAGCTGGGCGACAAATTGCCGGGTACGACGGCAGATTTTAAAAATCTCATGACCATGCTGATGCGCCAAGGCGTATCCGCTCAAACCATCTTGGGCGGCACGGGCGAGGCCGCAGCCATGTTGTCGGTGCAGCTCAAAAAAGCCCCTGACGCCGCCGCCGAGATGACTGCCAAACTCCAAGACGCGACCCGCGCCAGCGAAAAAGAGATGCTCGCCATCATGGACCAAGTCCAACGCCTCTACTACACAGGCGTCGAGGACGGCAACATCTTGGGCGCATTTTCAAAACTGTCCCCTGCCCTTGATACGCTCAAAATCAAAGGCGAAGCCGCGATGAAACAGATGGGGCCGTTGGTCGGAATGCTCGACCAAGCGGGACTGTCGGGTGAGTCCGCCGGTAATGCCATGCGTAAAGTATTCACACGGATGATGGATACCGCAAAAATCGTCAAAGCAACCAAAGGCAGCGGAATAGACTTAGACTTTACCGACGGCAAAGGCGAATTCGGCGGCTTCGACAAAATGTATGCGCAGCTCGAAAAACTCAAAAGCCTGACCACAGAAAAAAGATTGGGAATTCTTCAAAAAATCTTTGGTGACGACGCCGAGACCCTGCAAGCATTAAACACGATGATTGAGAAGGGAAAAACAGGCTATGAAGAGTTCGCCAAAAAAATGGAGGCGCAAGCCAGCCTGAATCAGCGCGTGAATGAGCAGCTAGGCACACTGACCAACCTTTGGGACGCAGCCAGCGGGACGTTTACCAACTTCCTCGCCACGATGGGGGAGTCAGTAGCGCCGGAACTCAAAAGCCTGACCCAATGGATAGCCGACGTAAACAGTAAATTAAGCACATGGGCCGCCCAAAATCCCACCGCCGCCGCGTCCATCATGAAGCTGATTGCCCTATTCGCCGTAGGAGCCACCGTCATTTCATCTCTAGGACTGGCGGTTCACGGGATAACAGGCGTCATGGGCGGATTCATGACCATCATCAGGTTTGCGGGCAGCGGGGTGGGAACGCTGATAGGCTGGATAGCCCGTCTCGGGATGGCTCTCGTTTCATTCGGATTAAAGGCGGCAATGTTCCTGCTTACAAACCCGTTCGGATGGGCAATTCTTGCTGTTGCCGCCCTCGTCGCCTTATACGTCTATTGGGATAAAGTCGAAGCCGCCCTGATTGCAGGATGGAAATGGATTGAACAAGTATTCCAAAATAACCCGCTGTTGGGTGCCTTTATGGGTCCGATAGGCGTCTTGATTGCACTGTTCGCAAATTGGAAAAAAGTCGAATCCGCACTGGTCGCAGGCTGGGAATGGCTCAAAAAGGTATTCGGCGGAGAAAATCCGATTGCACAGGCGGCGCAGGTAGCCCTTGGACCATTGAACGCCCTCAAATCCGCCGCAATGGGCGCGTATGAATGGATTAAAAAAGCCTTTTCCGTTAAATCAACCATGCCAAGTTTAGGCAGTTCGAGCATTGGATCAGGCGCATACATCCCAAACAAAGGCTATTCGACGGGCGGTTATACCGGCGCAGGCGGCGTCAATACCCCCGCCGGTATCGTCCACAAAGGCGAGGTCGTCTTTAATCAACGCGACGTCGCACGTTTTGGCGGATGGCGGGTACTCGACAAAATCCGCAAAGCAGGATTGACTGCGTTGGGCAGTATTCTGCCGTCCTCCGCGCCCGAGCCGCGCCCCGCCCTTGCCGGAGCCGTTCCCGTTGCCGCCGACTTCAACCGCGGCGGCGGTGGCGGTATGAACATCAACATCACCATCAACGGCGGGAGCAGCAGTGCAGCAGAAATTGCCCGCGAAGTCCGTCGCCAAATCGAACAAATGACCGCCAATGCAGCGCGCCGCGCCCGCAGCGCGTTCAAAGACGACTAAGGATAAAAAAATGCTGGCAACCCTCGGATTTTTTCCATTTATGTTACGCACCATCCCGTTCCAAACCATCAGCCGTCAAAACGGCTGGCGGCATCCCGAACAATCAACCGTCGGCGGCGGTATCAACCCCGTGCAATACATCGGTCCGGATACCGAAACCATCACCCTATCCGCCGAACTGCGCCCAGAAATCACAGGCGGCGATACCTCCCTGTCCATGCTCCGCCTCATGGCAGAGCGCGGCAAGCCGTACAACCTGATACTGGGTACCGGGCAGATAATGGGCGCATACGTCATCACGTCCATCAAAGAGGACAGAGGTCAGCTCATGCACGACAGCAAAGCCCGCGCCATCAGTTTCAGCCTCGAATTGAAAAAAGTATCCGACAGCCCGCTCGGATTAAAAGGCAAAGCCCTGCAACTCGGCGTGTCCATCGCCCGCCGTATCGCAGGCATCTAAACCGAAAAGCAAAACGCCATGACCATCCTGACCACCATCAAAGACCAAGCCGTTAAAATCTTTAACGCCATAACCGACACGGGCGGCAACCATCTGACCCCCGTCGCCAAGCTCACCATCAACGGCAAGCCGTTCAATACCGACGCCCTATCCCGCATCATCTCCATCAGCCTGACCGACAAAAGCGGCTTCGAGGCGGACGAGCTGACCGTCAGCCTGTCCGACCACGACGGCGCGCTCGCCCTGCCCCCGAAGTCTGCCGAGATAACCATCGCGCTGGGCTACATCGAAACAGGCATTGTCGATAAAGGCAGCTATAAAATAACCGAAGTAAGCTGGAGCGGCGCACCCGACACCCTGCACATCACCGCCCAATCCGCCGACACATCCGACCGCTTTTCCGAAGCAAAAGAAAAAAGCTGGCACAAAACCAGCCTGAAAGAAATCATCGAATCCATTGCCGCCGCCAACGGCTACACCCCAATCATCGGCAAAGCCTACCAAGACGAAAAAATCGACCACATCGACCAGAGCAACGAATCCGACGCCGCCTTCTTGTCGCGCCTTGCCGAACGCTACGACGCCATCGCAACAGTCAAACATGGCCGCCTCCTGTTTGTTTCATCAGGCGAAGCCACGACCGCCAGCGGGCAGCCGTTACCCACGATCAGGATTACCCGCAACAGCGGCGACCAATACACATTCAGATACAGCAATACCGAAAGCTACAACGCCGTCCGCGCCTACTACATCGACAAGCAGACGGGGAAAAAGCACGAAGTCGTCATTACCGAAGACAACTACGACCCCGTCAAAAAAACCGTTACCACCACCAAGCAATACAAGACCAAGCGCAAAGACGGCAAAACCCACAAAACCACCACCAAAGAAGTAACCGAAATCAAACAGGCGGACACTGCCGGCAAAAAAATCAAAACCCTGCGCCATACCTACCAAAGCCCCAAAACCGCCGCCACCGGCGCGCGTGCCGCATACAAAAAACTAAAACGCGGCGCAATGGAATTCGACATTTCCCTAGCCGTTGGCCGCCCCGACATCGCGCCCGAAAGCCCCGTAACCCTGCAAGGCTTCAAACCCGAAATCGACGCAGAGAAATGGGTCGGAAAAGAAACCGTCCACACCCTAGACGGCAACGGACTGACGACCGCCGTCAAACTCCAAAGCCTGATAGACGTACCGATCGTCCTCTACGAAGGCGAAGTCAGCCCAAACTTTGCCGCCGCAGTTTCCAAACCCTGACCAAAACAAAAGGTCGTCTGAAAAATTCAGACGACCTTTCAAAATTTCAGCTTACATAGCGATAAACTTAAGGGAATTTCCATTTGCCACAACATCACCCACTACAAGTCTCGCCCAAATTTTATCTCCGACCGATACAGGAAGATTATCCAAACTATGATGTACCAGCCCGCTGAACACTTCAGGATTTTCCGATACTACGGGCGCATTGCCGACAGGCGGCATTTCGAATACTGACAAAACATCGACATCCCTAAGAATCTCCAAGCGCAAAGGCGCAAAACTCAAATCCTTTCTGGAAGTCGGAATCTCGAAAGTCAGAGAAAGATTTAATTGAGCCAATACAAAATCGCGCGACGGCAGCGGGCAGACCCCCGGATAAATACCAATCAGACTGTAACGAAAATCGTCCGCATGGCGGATGATACTGTCGCAATATTGAATATGCAGCGATACAGGCATCATGATTTGAGTCCTTCCACAAAATCCCACTGACGGTCAAAAGCCGCCCGTACGTCAAGAGGTCCGATACCGAATACCGCAGCCAGTTTATCGACTGTATCATTGCTCAAAGTACAGCGGTTGTTTTCAATGCGTGAAAGATAAGACTGTTTCAGACCCGTTTTTTCAGCAAGTGCGGATTGCGTCAAACCATGTTTCAGACGCAACGATGCAAACGTCGCTCCAGCAGTATCCGCATCAAGTCTTGCAGCAAGCTTTTTGCCTGCCCTATCCATCGCAGCAGCACGGCGCGGATTTTTGCGGACACGTTCCACATAGCAGCAAGCATCTGACGCATCAGAAAGCGGCAAAACCTGCTTGCCTGCAACCAATACCGCCGAAGCTCTGACAGTCGATGCAGCGGCAGGAACGGAAAAAGACACCGCTGAAGCCGTAAACAGACAAACCGCCCCGAAGGCAGTCCAATTTTCAATATTCGATTTTTGCATAGTCATTTTGGATTCTCCGCATAATCGGATGATCGGGCTGATAATCAAAGCCCTCGGATTTGTCGGCAACCGCCAAAATATAGATTTTCCGGATAAACGTCCGGTTCGGCTGCATCTCATTTCGAACGCAGTACAAAATACGCAACGAAAGCGCAGATTCCTCATCGAGCCGTAGCCGCATCACGCGTATATCCGCCCGCCACAACACAGCCACCCGTTTGCATTCCATACCCAAAAGCCCGATGGGCTGATCGTAATCGCGGCAGTAGCTTTCAGAAAAGAGCTTGTCAAAAAGCGCAGGCGTATCATCGATAAGCGCAATCACACTATCGATATAACCGACCGCCTCCTCCTTACTCTCGAAAAGGCGTTCCAAATCCGCTTCCGCATGATCGTGAACAATAAGTTGCATAATATATCTTTTTAGTTATATTCCGCAAGCAGCCGCCCTGCCGCTTGTCTCAAAATCCCGACAAATACCAAATTAAGACGTACACCCTTATCAGAAAGGTCGCCTGAAAAATTCAGACGACCTTCAAACTGTTTATTGACGTGTTCGCGTCAAACTTTTGACAAATCTTTAATGACTAATTTCATTAAATTTGACGCCGCGGTTTGTAGTTCTTCCGCATCAAACTTTTGGTTATCAGTTGCCGCGATATGAAAATCTATCCAAGCATCGCTGAACTCGTTTGATGTAGAAATACCAAAATCCTTATATATTTGATTTACATTGTCACGGATACATTGGGATAAAAATTTCATCAATATCAGTTTTTCCGCTGTAATGGATACAGAAAGACACTCTTTCAGACGGGTTTCAATTTCATCTATAGCAAGTTGTTTTTTCTGTTTCCTTTTTTCCTGTTCCTCTTCTTGTTTTTCTTTTTTACGTCTGAATAGATTATATAGATAAGAAACAAAGAATCCGACAATGGCCCAACCGATGTTAAACAGCTTTTCTATGTCATCAAGTTCCACGCCAAAAAATGTCATGATGACAGCCCAAGCCGTTTGTTTTCATCACGCGCCAATTCGATAATGCGGCGGATCAACTTCGGGTAATAGCCGTCATCAGGGAGTACGACCAATTTATCCAGCACCTCTTCATAGGTGAAGCCGTCTTCTTTGACTAAATTGACAAATGCACCGCCCAAGAAAGCAGAATCGGGAACGTCGCGTAATTTGGAAAAATCTACGGTAACTTTGTCGTACTTCCGAAAAGCATCGGTGAGAAAGGCTGTACGGAAAGCATTACCGTTGCTGGTCGGATTATCTTCATAGGTTCGACCCCAAGGATCGTCTGAAAAATCTAAAATATCGATTACTGTTTCCATGTTCAAATTTCCTGTGTATCGGATAGGCGTAGTGTCCATTCTACCAAAGTACCGTTTAATGATGTAGTGGCTACTGAAGAAGAAATATCGTCTTTCCCGCCGCGAATCAAGCCTTTTCCGGAATAGATAAAAAAGGCGGATCCATCAAAACGGCTCACGATTTCCACCAGTTTATGCAAGCCGTTGCCACGCCCGCCACCGCGAAATCGGGAAACACCTTCCTTAAGAGCGTCATCCATAAAATGGCTTTCGTCTTTGATCTGGTCAACTGAAAATAAATTGGAGTAGCCTTCTGTGTGACGGGATAAGGAGCTAGGTATTCCGACGCCCAAATCATAAACCAATACATTCAAAAAGATGCCGTTTGGGGATTGCACAAGCCAAAACATCTGCCACCATGCTTTGTCTGCATAATGGTTGAAGCTGCCATTGCGATCATTGCTACCCGGAGATGTCGGGTAGGCGTGATTTTTCACGTTAAGTAAAATTTCATTGAATGCCGTTCTTGAATAAGAAAAGAAATTCTGCAACATTTCCGCACGTTCAGGGATTATCTTAATCAGTCTGCGTTCTTTCTCCGTCATTTTGTCCAAGATTTCACGTCTCAAGCCGATATAGTTGTCGGAGCAGCCAAATCTGAAAAGACGGCTGTCATTTGCAAAGTTATTACCCGCCTTTAGTGCAGAAAGAAGCCCTGTTTTGATGAAAAATTTGCGGTAAATCGGAGATTTTTTACATAAAAAATTAAAACATCCGTTATTTTCCTTGCTTCTCTGAATCATATTAACATGGGCAAACAAAGCTAAAGCAGCGGCGGCGGTAATATTTTCTGTGTCAGAAAAATCGATAGTCAGAACATCTGCAGGCGTGTAAAGCTGTCTGAAAAAAGAAGCAGTTTCAGCAGCATTAACGTATAGACAAAGCAGGGATGGCGCTCGTATGGTCAAGAATCCCGTCATTCAAACACCCTCCAACCTGTGTATCTGTCTGCTATGCGATAGCCGCCATGAGCTTCCGCCATAACAAACGAAATCAAAAACATAATCTCATATCCATCTAAAAAATCCCCTTCCCTTAAAATACCGACAAATACCAAATTAAAACGTACACCCTTATCAGAAAGGTCGTCTGAAACATTTCAGACGACCTTTTGTTGTTTTAGGAATGAAACTATAAATTGACCTCGAAAGCCGCCAAAGGATAGCGGGTGCGGATACCGAACTGATTCAGGATAGTGCTGATTTTGAAACGGACAGCTTGTTCGGTAAAGTCGAGCAAAATCCGCATTTTTTCAGGATTGCTTCCCATTTCAGTCAAATCCACAGGGGGATCGGAAATCACATCAAAAGCCGCCAAGTAAGACATATTAATATCAATTAAAGGTCGTCTGACTTCATCAGATTTGAGTAGATATTGATAAACCGCGAAACATCTGACTTCGATAGCCGGTGCATTGACTGCCACCCTGAAACCGTCTGCCTGAAGTTCAAGGCGTTCTTCAATATCAAAAACGGGCGCATCAGGGACAGAACGCAAACCTTCAGCATCAATTTTCAGATTCAGTGGCGCAATGTCGGTCAGAATGATTTGCATACACGCTCCGTTTTAAAAGAGGCTGGAATTTCTCTAAATTCACCGAATTCGTTGAAATCCTTAGCAATATTTAGGCGGGTATTGATAAGCACTGTTGTTTCACGGTAACTGATAAGCTCTTTTTTTACAGTGGCGCGCGTGTCGGTACAATGCGGATCAAGTTCCAGAGTTAGAGAAAAGCGCATATCCATAGCCGTCGCCAAATCCGCGATGGTGTTCAATTCAAGATTTTTTTCAGACATTGACAGCGTTTTAGATACGGCGGCGGGAGAAATACCCAGCTTTTCCGCAATATCTTTCTGTTTGATTCCTTTGCTTTCCATGGCTTCGCGCAGCTGGTCAACAGCTTGGATATTCAAGTCGGTACGGTTATGTTTTTTGCGGAAGTCGAAACGTCCGAGCAATTTATTGAGTATCGGCATATTCATATCAAAAGCCTCCATTACGATTGTAAGAATCCATAATCAAGCGCATTTTAAGATGGTCTTCACGGGTAAGTTTTTGAGTGTTTTTTTTGATGAAATGGCTGATGACCATATTGTTTCCGTCATGCCAAAAATAAGCCCGCAGGCTTTCGGGTCGGGCGGTTTTGACTGCCCAGAAAGGGTCTCCTTCGTGGTTGAGTTCGAATGGCTCTATCAGCTTTTCACCATCGCAATAACGGATGATGCGAACCCAAAGCTCTTCCGAGTCTTCACCGCAAATACGCTCCGGCAGGTTTTCCCCGTCGAATCCGATTTGTTCGACAGCTTCGTCAGACAGGACGCAGCCGTACACCAAACCCTTATAAATCAATTCCGCCATAATAGTTAACTTTTAAGTTAATTACAATTGTTTTTTTACCATTGTCAAATCATAAATATCCCGAAAATCCAGCGGCAAAACCTTTCAAAATTTACCGTGTACCGTCAAACCGCTGAATTCGTTCAGGCTGACGACAGAGTTCGATTTCAGGTAACTCGGATTGGGCAGCCACCCCGCCGCTTGTCTCAAAATCCCGACAAATGCCATGCGCCGCGGACTTTGCCGCAGATGGTTAGTTTTTCCAGCTTGTCGTTTTCGATGGTTTCGGTGCGGTATAGCGGGTTGTCGCTGATGACGAGCAGCCCGCCGCCGACGGAGGCTTGCAGGCGTTTGGCTTTTAGGCCGTCGGCGAAGGACAGGAGGTAAATGCCCTCGCCCTCGAATGAGCGCACGGAGGTATCGACGAAGAGTACGTCGCCGTCCTCGATGGTGCCTTGCATGGAATCGCCGCGTGCCGTGATGACTTGGATACGGGATAGGTTGCCGCCGAGTTTTTCGCGCGCCCATGCTTTATCGACATGGACGAAATCGACAACCTCCGCCGTCTCGTTGTTGATGTATCCGTCGCCCAGCGCAGCGATAACGTCCAGTCGCTCGAAACGGATATGGTCGTCTGAAGGGTCGTCTGAAAGGTTTTCAGACGACCCTTCGCCTGTCTTTAGCCATTCAACCGACACATTCAGTGCTTCAGCAATTTCAAATAAAAACTTTGGATTTAGTGTTTCGCCTTTCGTGATTTTCCTCATCGCCGGATAAGACACGCCGACTTGCCGCGCCAAAGCATTCACGCTTAGACCTTTAGTTTGCAAAGCCGTATTAATTCGTTCAGCCAAAGTTTCCATTTTTACTCCCAGAAAATAACTTTTATATTCAATGATAAAACTAAAGTTTGAATGCAACAATTCAAAAAAAGTTCAATTTATAGTTGACTAGATATAACGTAAGTTATATTATTCAGCCATAGATTAAACGCAAGTTGAAAGAAGTTATATGAACCAAGCAATCGAAACCGCAATTTCCATCATTGGTAACAAAAACCGCTTAAGCAAAGCCGTCGGCGTGAGCAGTGTCGCAGTGCAGAAATGGCGGGAAGGCGGCGGATTGAGCGTCGTCCACGCAGTCAAAATCGAAGACCTGACCGAAGGACGAGTTACCGCCCGCCAAATTTCAGACGGCATTAACCCCAATCAAGGAGCAGAAAAATGAAAGAAATGAAAAAAGACGGCGAGGTCGTCGCCGTCAGTGTGAAAGAGCTGGGCTATATCGTGAAATATGTTGCGTGCGCCGCCAAAGAAGGCGCGGAGCTTACCACTCTTCTTCAGGAACTTCGGGAATTTTCCCAATGCCTTCCGCACCTTCCTCAAACAGAAACTTGTAGCCGTCGCGGATCTCGTTTTCACCGAGCAATTCGACGAATCCCAAATCCTGAAGGTCGTTCGGAAGACCGAAAAACTCGCGCATACCTGTACATCGGATACGGCGGTAAACCTGCCCATTGTAAAGAATACCTGCCCATGCATCGAGACCGCCGCCGCCAAACCCGCGCTGATACCAGCCGATAACCTTCAACACTTCAGCATCCCATTCGGGGACTTCGCAATTTTGAACCAATGAAGTTTCCATGTTTTCCCTTAAGTTTGTTGGTCAACATCCAATCTTAAGGAAAACGCGGATGAAATACAAGGAACAGAAAAATGACAGCAATGAAAAAGCCCGCACGAAGCGGGCAGATGGAAAAGACATTGAAGATGATTGCCGAAATCGGCAAATCGATGACTGTTGAGGAACTGGCAGCAGTAAGCCGGCAAAACCAAACTAAATAAGGGGTAGAAAAATGACTGAACAGCAAAAACCGCCCGCACAGGGCGGACGGTTGAAAAAATGGAAAACGGCTATTGCAGATTGGGCGGCATATCGGCTGCTTCTGACCTTACACCGAAATTACTTTGCAGATACTCGAAAGCCCGAAGCATTTGTTGTGTTGCATGCCGGGAAAGTTGAATCTCCATCGCCAAGTCGCCACCGCCCGCAACAAATTGATAGCAGGTTAAAGATATTGTTTTTGACTCCTCGTCATAACGGACATTCAGCGGCGAATCAACGGGTAGCCGAATAGTTTGTTTAACCTCTTCCATATTTTTCCTTTCGTTAAGTGATTAATGCAAATCAAATTATAACGGGGAAAATTTAAACCAACCAATCCTAAATAAGGAGCAGAAAAAATGGCACTTATCTTTACTCCAAAAGCCGCCGAAGAACGCGCACAACGCGCCTATGTACGAACCAAAAAAGACCGTAAATACGGTTGTCTGTTCAATGACGATCTGAAAGAGCTGAGAAGTCTTGCCGCTGAATTGGCAAAAATGCCTGACCGCCCCGTCGAAGAAATCGCCGTCCGCGTTCAGGCATTGGAAATGCAGTTGCGCTATATCAACCGCCTCAAATACGGCAAAAACCTGTGCATCATCAAGCGTGATGAAGCAATCAGGGCGGGGTTTGCGGTAGCGTCAAAAACACTTAATCGCTAGAAACCTCAAATCTTCCTCTCGGCTGCTGTGCCTCAAGTTTTTCCTTAATGGTTTCGGCAATGCGGAACATATAGTCAACATATGAAGCACTGTCTGCAAAAGTATCGAAACGAGGCGCAGTCAAGGTAGCTGCAAGTTGCAAAACTTCAAATTCGGAAAGTCTCATTTTAATTACTCCGTTGATGGTTACTGGAAATGACATTGTAACGGAGTGATGACAAAGCGGATAGACGCTTGACCCGCCGGACAGTCGGCATCAACCAAAAAAGGAAACGTCATGTGCCAATACTGTATTCACAAAATCGAAGACCATCGCGCCGCCGATGTGTACCCCGCCGCGCCGCGCGCGCCGTTCGGCGTTATCGAAATCGAAGCCTACGGCGAAGAGCTTGATTTGCTGGAACAGGCTGCCTTTGCCTCCGGTAAGTCGCTGTCGGAATTCGCCGCCGAGGCTGCGCTGGAATACGCGGAAATGTATCTGCGCGCGTTTGAAGCCGCATCGGCAGACCTGAAACGGAGAGATGAAAATGGCGCAGCGCAACATCAGTAAGGCGGAACACGGAAATATGCGGGTGCAGATTACCTGCCCTTGCTGCGGCAGCCGCTGCAAGGTAACGGCGAGTCGGAAGATGACAGACCGCGTCCGTTATAGCTCTGTGCAATGCCTGAATGCTTCATGCGGCTGGTCGGGCGTGGCGGCGACGGAAGTTATTAAAACCATCTCCCCGCCCAGTCCGCTGCATCAAAACCCCGCCTTGGTGCCGCCGCAGATGACGGCAGACGAAATCATCGAACAACACGGCGGCAGCAGTCAGAAAAATTTGTTGTAAAGGGAAAGAAAAATGAACGGCGAAATCGTCCCAACGTGGAAGTCAGCACCGCAGCGGGTCCACTTTTTTAGAACCAAAGCCCAAGCCCGCGCCATGTGGAATATCGGCAAAAAGCTGGCAAGCAGTAAAACCAAAAACGCAAAAATCATGAACGGCTTGGAGCGCGACGCGCTCTTGGAACGAAATGCAGACCGTCAGCCGTATGCGGCTTACAACGATGCGGAAGTCGTCAGAAGTTGGCTGGTTACGCCGGAGCAAAGCAAGGCTCTGGAAGACAGTCAGAAGTTGATAAAGGAAATCGCCCGACTGGGCAATATGCTGAATCAGCAAAATGTAGTGTACAGCTTGGGCTTGCCGGTTCTCCAGCTTTCCGAAGCCTCCAGACAGCTTGAAGCCATCGACGAAAAAATAGCCCGCGCCGCCTACGCCGGCAGAAAAATGAAAGTAAACCCTGTTTCAGACGACCTTAAGGCTGCCTGAACCCGACCCGACAAGGAAACATCATGAAAATCAAAATCCGCTACATCATTCTCGCCCTGATGCTCGCCGCCTCGTCTTTTATGCTCGGTTCGACACACGGAAACATACCGAATCCGCCGCAAACGCTGCCTGAAACGGACGTTGTCCGCGCTTACGAATCGCCGACATTCGACCACATGGGCGGCGACGCTGAAATTCCGCAGGAGCTGGGGCAATGAGCATCATCGCAGTCATCGGCATTGTTTTTGCCGCCGCACTCGCTGCTTGGCTCTATGTGGACTACAAAATCGAGCAGAAAAAGCTGGACGCGGAAATAGAAGAAAGAATTCAGGACTATTTAAAGTATTGAGATGAAACCATGCAGATATATGAAGCCGACCAGTACATATGGTGCGATACCGGTAATCGACTGATGGTATCCGAGCCTGAATGTTCAGACCGCACGATTGAAGAATTTGATATGGAGTTGGGCGAAGTCGGAAGCATCCGATTTCGCCACCTGGCAACAATTAGAGGCCGCCGGATATATCAAGCAGTTTCACTAAATCCGCTCCCTTGTCCAAAGCGAACTCAATCAAGCGGGACGATAACCGCTTTAACCCCTCCTCCGGCAGAGAGCGAATAATTTTAAGCAGTGTTTCTTTTTGACCGGTCGGAATGTCTGCCTTGTCTATTTTCAAGGCGACCAATTCCCGCAGGGTTTCCGCATCCAGTCTGACCGTAACTACCCCTAAAACCGCAGAAAGACCGCCGTCTTCGGCAAGGAAATCAAAAGCCTTTTCGGTCGGTTTCACATAATCGATGGAATACGCCCCGCTTAAGAAGCGGGTGAGTTTGAAGCTGACCAGTCCGTGCATTTCCAAATACATCAGATTGCCGTCTGTTTCATCCTCGCCGTATTCAGCGCGCAAGGTATGAAGGAAATTTGGTGGAGGGTATTGGGGGAAGCACTCTGTCAGGACAGACAATATTTTTCTTTGAAGTTCGCGATTGAGCTTCATTTCATTTCTCCGGGAAGGTTGTTTAGGAGCTTCCATTCTAACGGAGCAATGACAAAGCGGACAGACGCTTGACTACTCGGACAGACGGGTATTTCAGACGACCTTTTACAGGAAAAAATCATGGGCAATATCAGCAATAACGTTATTAAAGGCAAGGCGGCGCAACAAGACTACGCCGCCAAAGCCTTTTTGCTGATTCCGCCTGTGTTGCGTGAAGGATTTGAAAGCCTGAAACCTGCCGAGGCGTCAAAAGCGCGGTCGTTCTTTACCGATTTAGTCGTCCGTCAGTTGGACGGCGGCATTCAGCCCGCCGCCGCGCGTGTCCGCGCCGAAGACGGTCTGAAAACCTTGCTCGACAATCTGACCATTCTGCCGCCTGCCGTCCGTTCGGCAGGTTTGGACGCTTCGGACGACGACATCCGCGTCCTTGCTGATAACGCAGCCAAGGACATCTATTTTAAAAAACGTATCGGCTGGAGCCTCGCCGGTCTGATCCACCTTGCCGCCGCCGAATACGGCATCGATACCAAAAAAGTATTCAAGGACAAAATCCCCGAAGCCATCGAAGCCCGCCTGCAAACCCCTAAATTCTGGCGTCGCCAGCTTCGCCGCATTTTCGCGCGCGCCGCCGAACGCTACCGCCGCGAGGCTGGCTTTGTGTCCCGTAAAACGGGGCTTTATGCCTCTAATGAGGCGGTTTTCCGCCGTTTGTCTCAAAAGCGTCGCAATCTTGCCATGTTGCAAACCATGATTGCCATCAATGAGCTGGGGCAAGAGTTCACGCTCGAGGCGTTGTCTGAAGTCTCTGTATCCAATCCCGCCCTGCGTCGCGCCGAATTGATGGTGCGTATTCGCGGCTTCGAGGAAATCGCCCGTCTGAAAAACCACGTCGGCGAATTTTTTACCATTACTTGTCCGTCACGTATGCACCGTATGCACCACTTTGGCAAGCCAAACGAGAAATTCAGCGGCGAAACGCCGTCGCAGGCGCAGGCATACTTAAATAAAGTATGGGGTCGTATCAATGCGGAATTGGGTCGTCTGAAAATCAAAATCTACGGTTTCCGCGTTGCCGAGCCGCATCACGACGGTACGCCGCACTGGCACGGCCTTGTCTTCATGGAAGAGCAACACCGCCTTGCCTTCCGCCGCGTCGTGGCAAAACACGCTTGCCGAGAAAACCGCGAAGAGCTGGGTTTGAAATACTTGGCGACTGCGAAAGAAGCGGACGCGGAAGCCCGCCGAATCCAATCAAAAATCCGTGAAGAACAAGGCAGCGCGCCTACGCTCGCCGCCATCCGCGCCGGTCTGAAAACCGAGGCGAAATTCTGGGAATCCAAATATTTTAAATTTTGGAAGCAAAGCCCCGCCTCTGCCCGCGTTGACTTTGAAGCCATCAACTGGGCGCGCGGCTCGGCTGCCGGTTATATCGCCAAATATATCGCCAAAAACATCGACGGTAAAAGTCAAAGCGGAGAAGGCTTGGGCGTTGACTATGAGTCTGACGCGCTGTTGAGCATGGCGGAAACCGCCGTCCGCGTGGACGCATGGGCAAGTAATCATGGTATCCGCCAGTTCCAGCAAATCGGCGGCTGCCCCGTTACCATCTGGCGCGAACTGCGCCGAATCAACCCCGACGCTTCAGACGACCTTTTAATGCTCGCCCAACAGGCTGCCGACATGGGCGACTGGATGCGTTTTACCGTCCTTTTGGGCGGCGAGTCCGTATCGCGCAAAAACGTCCGTCTCGGACTGTACCGCGAAGAGGCGAAAGAGCCGAACTGCTACGGCGAAATTCCTGCCGACCGCATCATGGGCGTTTACGAAAAAGCCACAGGACGCGTCGAAATTTCGCGCGTCCATTCGTGGGTTTTGAAAAAAAACGGCGGCAACGCCGCCGCTTGGACTTGTGTCAATAACTCTACGAAAATGAAATTCGACCCCGAATCTGCGCAAAAATTAAGCAGCCGCCCAGCGGCGGCAACCCTGACCGACTTAGAAAAAACCGAATCCGCCGAATGGCTTATTTGGAAACACGGTTTTTCGGTGCAAAACGCCGTCGGTTTGGCAAACGCCGGATTAAGCCCGGAACTGGAAAACGAATATCAAAAAGACATGATTGATATGGCCAGCATCGAGGAACTGGGATACATGAGCCGCGAAACACGCGAAAAAATCGAAGCAGCAGCGAAAGACACCGCCATCCGTGGCGAAGCCGCCCGAAAAGAACAACGAAACTACCGCGAATACATCCACGGTATCGAGAAACTGCGCCGTCCGCTCGTCAGCGGACTGACCCCGAAAGAACCTGTTTTTGACTTCGCCGCCATCAAAGCCGCCGACGAAGCCAATATCCGCGCGAAGACGGTCCGCTACCAAAAACCGCAATACGACACCGTCGAAAGCGTTCTCAAATCCGCCCGCGCCGCCCGTGAAGCGTCGCAGGCAATGAATGACAAACTGATTAATAGAAACTGACCAATAGGAAAGGAATAAAAATGGGCGAATACATTACCCTGGACGAAGTGAAGAAACTATGGACGATACCGGGCAAAAAGCCGCCGTCCACGACAACCATTTGGGCGCGCCGCCGAGCAGGGCTGATACCGCAGCCGAAGTTGGTGGGGCGGGACAACCTCTACAAGCGGGAGGAAGTCATCAGAATGCGGGACGAATATTTCGATAAATGACATGGATAATAAAAGGTCGTCTGAAACATTTCAGACGACCTTTTCCTATTTTCCGACCGTTGCCAACGTGTACGGCTTAAATCTAAACACTTCCGCGCCGAATGCGTCGTTGGCTTCAAGAAACGCCGCCTGTATCGGCTCGATTTCATTCGCAGCGAACACTTCCGCCGCCGTCCGTGCATCGCCCAATCCGCCCGCCGCCGTCGGGACAACCCCCATCAATGACGGTGGGACGCGATGTATCGTCAGCATATCTTGGGAGGTTACTCCTTTAATATTTAAAAATTCATCCTTGGCGGCAACCTCTGAAATCGGAATCAGTTTGATACCTTCAGGTTTACCGTCAGGCGAGCGCAAAAAGACATTGCGGAAATTGCCTTCGCGTTGCGCTTTTTTAAATTGGTCCTTGAGATTGTTCCAATCGTCGTTATTCATATTGTTGTCGGTTGCGTACACGATAAAGCCTGCATGGCTACCGTTGTCGTAGTAGCGGCGGCGGAAGGTCGTCGCCGAGTGGTTAAGCTCTGCCGAACTTAAGCCCGCCAAATAGTCGGGAATGCCGTAAACTTCCTGCACCAAATCGGGCTGCATCAGATGGATAACGTCGGATTTTGGGATAAAGTCAGCCGTCGCGATGACGTGCGAACGCAGATAGAAGTAACCGTCTTTTTCGTATTTTTTAGACGACCGCCGCATATAAACGGACAGGCGGTTTTTGAATCCCAAGACCTTGCCGAAGCGATTGCGCTCCGCCGACAGATAACCATTGCCGGTGACTAGGAAATTAAAAGCCAGCTTTTTGAATTCGGCGCGGCTCAAAAGCGCAGTCGGCTCAAAGGTGGAGGTTAAGACATTTAGTTTGCAATGCAGCGCGGACGAATGATGTACGCCGACACGCAGCAATCCGATCAAGTCCTCTTGATTGACGGGCAGTTCGTAGTAATGGCCGTTGTCGGCGCATTCCCACGCCGCGCCGAGCCAAGACAAACGCTCGTCATAGCCCCAACTGAAAATCTCTAAATCTGTGCGTGGTTCATTGCCTGTCGAATTTAAATCAGACATAAAAATCCTTTAACTATCAATCTCAAAACGTCCGCTGACAACATTGTCCAGCGGCTCTTGATAAAACAACATCATCGCTGCCCAAGCCAAGTCGCCATGACTGGCGGCTTTGCTGCGCGTCGATTCGTAAGTGATGTTTCGTCCGCTGGCAGTAATTGCGCGGCGGACGGACATAAACGCCATCTGCAAATCGATTTTCCCCGCGTCCCACTCGATACGTTTGTTTTTGAGCAGATTCTGCGTTTTTAAAACCATCATCCCTTTAATATCGGGCGTGTAGGTCATGCCGATGGCGGGCGGGTAGAATTTTTTAACAAGGTCGTACACCGCCGCGCCGATACCGTTTGCGTCGATGACGATTTTGGTAACGTTGAATTTCTCGGTCATGCTGCGAATGATTTTTGCCTGAGATTCAAAGTCCGCCCCATTAATCATGTGTGTTTCTAAAATTCGGAATGGCTCGCCGTTGCGTTGCGGCGGAACAGCGACCACCAAGCCGGACGCGTCGCCGGTATAGCTCGGGTCGTAGCCTATCCATACAGGGATATTCCCAGCGGGACGCATCATGTCAGGTTTGTACCAAGTCCAATCCCACGATTCGACGCCGCAGGCTTGCAGGTCGGCAAAATGAAACACGCCTTCGCCGTCCGGGACGAATTGACATTCAAAGAGCTGCGCGAACTTGTCGGGCGAGTTGCGCTGGCGAAGGTAATCAATATCAAAGAGGTTGCAGCCCGATTCCTGTGCATCATGAATCGTGACGATTTGCCGCCATTGCGCGTCGGCATCCTGACGACCGTGTTTTAAAGCGGCATGGCTCAAATCGAGCTTGATATGCTCTCTTCTAGGACGGCCTTCGTTAAACATCGCGCCCGACCAAAAACCATAAGCGGGGTGGCCTTCGGATGACGGCGTGGAGAAATAGGTCGTTTTCAGGTGCTTTTGACTTGCCATCGGCTCGGCCAGCGTTTGCAAACGCTCGAAGTCGGGAATCCAGAAATATTCGTCGACGTACAAGTTGCCGTTGCGACCCTGTGCCGTCCGTGAATTGGTGCCTAAAAAATGCAGTTCCGCGCCGTTATGCAGCGAGATCGTATCTCCGCCTTTTAGCTCGACATCGACCATCTTGCAGAGGTTGAGGATGTACTGCTTGAACTGATACGCCTGCGCGCGGGACGCGGATAGGAAAATGGAGTTAATGCCCGTTTTTAGGCTGGTCAAGAAGGCTTCGCGGGCAAAATAGAAAGTCGCGCCGATTTGGCGGCTTTTTAAGATATTACGGAATCGGTGCGTCCGGTAAATCTCGCCCCAATACCGCTGATAATCGAAACATTGTTCCTCAAAAATCTCAATCATGCGCTGTTGTTGCTCCGGCGCGATATAGTTTTTCGGCGGTTTTTCGACGGAGCGGGTGCGGCTGCGCTCGGTGCGCTCGGTATGTTCACGCGGCGGGCGGTCTATGGTCGGCACGCTGTCAAAAGGCGGCTTGTCTGCGCCGTCAAAGCGGTTGTCCTTCGGCATTTCCGATTTTTCAGACGACCTTTTACTACCCTCCCCGCTCATTAGTGCGGAAAGCTGGCGCATTTCTTTGTAAACGCTGTCCGATTTGTTCGGGAGGTTGACAAGTTGGATTAAGCGCGCCTCAATAGAAGAGGCGACGCGCTGCATCGGCGTGCCGCCGTCCCAGTTTTCCCGTTGCTTCCAAGAATGCACCGTGGCGGGCTTCAACCCCAAATGCCGCCCGATGGCGGTAATCTTCCAGCCCTGCCAATAGAGCGACCGCGCCACTAGGCGCGGGTCTATATTCTGCGCGATTTCGATGTTTTGACGTTTTTCCATTAGTTCAAAAAATATCTTCAATTTTCCGATTTTCGGGCAAATCCGCCCGCGCCGCCCATTCGGCATGACTTGAAAATCACATGAAAAAACCCTGCTGCTTGCCTCGTTCCGCGCAAATGACAAAATAAAGCGGACAAACACCAAAGCAGGCAAAAATGGATAAATCCTCCAAATCAACCCAAGAAAAATTTAGCGACCGCTGGTTTTGCATCGGCAAATCAGGGGCAACCGTTGACGGACGCAACATCGAATCCGCCGACCTGATTGCCGCCGCTGCCGCCTATGACCCAGAGTTGTACGGCGCGCGCATCAATCTCGAACATTACCGTCCATATAGCCCCAAAAACGACTATTCGGGATTGGGCGACGTCCTCGAACTCAAAGCAGAAACCGCCGACGGCGTGACCCGTTTGTATGCCCGTATCGACCCTACCGAGAAGATGCTGGGATACATCAAAGACCGCGAAAAAGTCTTCACGTCGATGGAACTTATGAAGCCGTTCGGCGATACCGGCAAAGCCTATTTGGTTGGTCTCGCGATGACCGACTCGCCCGCCTCGATGGGTACAACAATGCTCAAATTCCGACAGATTGCCCCGGACGACCCTAATTTCACCGCCGTATACACACAAATGGAAAGTCAAGATATGCCCAAAACCGAAAACCAACCGAAAACAGAGAAAAAAGGCATTTTTGCCGTCATTCACGATGCAATGTTCAGCAAAAAAACAGACCCCGAACAGCCAAGCCAAGAACCGCAGAAAATCGATTACAGCCAAGAAATTGACGCCCTGAACAAAGAATTGGAGCAATCGGCGCAAATCACTGAAAAAATCGTCGAAGACTACGCGGCATTGCGTAAAGAATTTGATGAATTTAAAGCAAAAGTCGAATCGACTCCTGTCAATGCCGCCGCCGCGCACACTGGCGCGACCACCGTCGCAGATTCCGAATATTGATAATAAGTAAAGGCTAAAAATGCACCCATATATCCAGCAATACATCAATGCCGTCGCAAAAGCCAACGGCACGACCGCCGCAGGTATTGCGCGACAATTCAACGTACAGCCCGCCGTATCCCAAAAAATGCGCGAAGCGGTGCGTCTGCAATCTACCTTCTTGCAGAAAATCAACATCATCAGCAAAACCGAAATTGCCGGTTCTATCATCGGTTTATCGACAGGTCTGAATGCCTCTCGTACCGATACCAAAAACGGCGACGGCAGTGTACGCCGCCAACCTAAGCCATATCACAACCTGACCGACCGCCAGTATTTGTGCAAAAAAGTCAATTTTGACACTCAAGTCAGCTATGACGATATGGACTCTTGGAGCGCCCACCCCGAATACGTCAAGCTGATTAATAACCAGCTCGTCAAATCCAAAGCGTTGAGCCTGATTGCCATCGGCTTCAACGGCACGTCTGCCGCTGCGACCACCAACTTTGCAAGTAACCCGCTCTTGCAGGATGTACAAAAAGGCTGGTTGCAACACCTGCGCGAAAATGCAGCGACAAACGTCATGGGTGGAACTGCGAATGCAATTGAAATCGGTACAGGTAAACCGTACACCTCAATCGACCATCTCGTTACCGACGTGATGGAAAACCTGATTGACGAAGAGTTCCACGACATGCCGGGCATGACCGTTATCTGCCATCAATCTTTGTTGTCTGAAAAATACTTCGCAGTCATCAAAGAAGCAGGTAATAAGGCAAGTGAGCTGCGTCCAGCCGACATCATCATGAGCGAAAAACGCTTGGGCGGTCTGCCGGTCGTTACCGTGCCATATTTCCCGAAAAATACCCTGCTGGTTACGCCGCTGGAAAATCTGTCGATTTACTTCCACAAAGGCGGCCACCGCCGCAAATTGGTGGACGAGCCTGAATTTGACCGCATCGCAGACTACCAATCGGAAAACATCTGCTATGTCGTCGAAGAGTATGGCGCAGCGGCTTTGGTGGAAAACATCAAAATCGCCAAATAGCAATCAGGCGCAAATCGTCTGACTGTATCAAAGGTCGTCTGAAACGAGCTTCACCCCGTATGGGTTGCGGCAATTGAGTTTCAGACGACACCACAGAAAGAAAAATAATGACACCCGCCCAAGCACATAAACAACAAGTTTTGGCAGAGCAAGCCGCACAAAACGGAGAGGACATCAATGCCGCCGAACCGTACCGCCGCTTGCTCGCCTCCCTCAACGCAGACCGTTCCGTATTGAGCCAAATCAAAGCGGTTTCCGATAAAGTCCAAGCCAAAAAAGGCATGATTTTGAAATATCTGCCGTGGCTTGAAGACGTGTATCAAGCAGGAACGCCGTCTGAATCAGACCCTGTCTTCACGACTGCACTTTTGTGGCTGATTGACATTGGCGACCTTGATACTGCCGTGCCGTACATCCTGTTCGCTATCAAGCATGGCATGAAGGTGCAAGACGACTACCGCCGCGACTTGCCTGACCTGTTGGTCGAAGAATTGGCAGAGCAATTTGCCACCGGTGCCGCTTTAAGTCCCGAAAATCATGCTGAATTGCTCGCCCTCTTGAGCAGTACGGATGACGAGACAGGTATGCACACAATCAATCTGACGGACATTGTGCGCGCCAAGTTTTTCAAAGCATGTGGCGAGCGTGCCGAAGAAGTCGGAGACGTGCAGGGTGCCGTAGGCTACTACGAATCCGCTTTGCAGTATTCCGACAAAATCGGCGTCAAATCCCGTATTGCCTCACTCAAAAAACAGCTTGAAGGCTGAAATCTTCCCCCCGCCGGGCGCAAGCCTGCGGAAAGTCCTCCCGATTAATTGCGGAAGGCCTTATCCGTAAAAGCCTCTGCGCCTCTATTCCGAAGCCCGCCTGAATATCGGGCGGGCTTCTTCAGTTTGGATACAAATCATGACGATTGTTTTCGCCGACAACCCCGACCAAGGGCGGCAGGAATTCGACCAATCCGAAATCCGAAGTATTCCGTTTTTTCCGGTTATTGACTTAACAAACTTCCGCGAAGTTATGCGCATAGAGCCGAACATATCGAGTTCGCGTGTCTATCACGCTGCCCTCGAAGCCGTCGCACACGTCAACGGACAGCTTAAGAAATACCGTATTTCCGCCGTTCAGGTCGGCAAATCCACGCTCGACGAAACTGGCGATTCAGACGACGTCATCAACGGCGAATCCGTTAAAACCATACACTACCGCCGCGCCGTCTATTGCTACGCCAAATCCCTACTGCTCGAAAAATACGCAGACACCGAACCGTCAGGCAAAGCGGGGGAGCGAGCCGAAATGAAACAAAGTCAGGCGGAAGACTACCGCCGCGAAGCCCACTACGCGACCGCCGCTGTCATGGGCGAAAGACGCTGCGATGCAGAATTAATTTGAAATGGAATACATAACGAAAGAAGGCGACACCGTCGCAAATATCGCATGGCGGCACTACGGAACATCGGCGGGACATACTGAGCGCATCCTGACCGCAAATTACGGCTTGTCCGCCTACCCTGCCCTGCTGCCTGCCGGCATAAAAATAAGGCTGCACGAAGCAGCGAAAAATGAAGAAATACAAGAAAAATCCACCCTGAACCTATGGGATTAAAACGTTATGACCCACGATAAAACCACTACCGCCGTCAATGCCGCCGTTATCGTCATCGGAAGCTACCACGTCCATGCCTCCGTCGCGTTTGGCGCGCTAATCGGCGCATCCCTGTTTGTCCTGAGCCAAAAGGCAGAACGCCCGATCAATAAAGCGTGGCTATTTGCCGTGTCCTTTATTGGCGGAATTTTTGGTTATGACGGCGCGGAAGATATTGTTAACTGGCTGATGCCGGGCGATGAACTGCGCATCAATAGCTTTACTGCTGCCGCCCTCTTTTCCGCCGGTTTGGTATTGGGACTGCAACGCATCATGCGCCTGATTGACCAAGGTCGTCTGAAAAACACGGAATTGGAAGAGGAAAAAGAGGTATGAATACCGTTCAAACCACCGCCATCATTGCTTTATCCCTGACCGCCGCACTGAGAATCATCATGTTCGACGCGCGCGGAAAGACGCATAAGCCGTTGAGTGCGGCAATCGCCTATCTGTCTATCGTGTGGTTTTGCAGTCTCGCACTGGCCGCCGCCTTTGCCATCGAATCCCTCACCACATGGCTACTGATTTTCGGTCTCGCATTGCACACGGGTGCAGTGTTATGGAGCGGCGGTAACGTCAGCAAAATTAACCCGAAAAAAACCCGACCTATCGCAGCAAATCAAGGATTTTTGAAACGCAATGCAGCAAACACATCGCGCGAAAAATTTATGAGCGACTGGCGGAAAAATATTTAAAACACACACCTAAAGGAAAAAATATGACTGAATTGCCTTGGATGGCGGAAGCCCGAAAACACCTCGGATTGAAAGAAATCGTTGGCGCGAAACATAACCCGATTATCCAGTCTTGGCTCAAAGAGATGGGCGGCTTTCCCAATGCTGCAAAAGCGTGGTACACCGACGACGAGACGCCGTGGTGCGGTCTGTTTGTCGGGTACTGTCTCGGCAAAAGCGGGCGCGCCGTCATCAAGGATTGGTATCGTGCAAAGGCATGGTCTGAGGCGGGTCTAACCAAGCTGTCTAAACCTGCCTATGGCTGTATCGCCGTGAAATCCCGAAAAGGTGGCGGCCATGTGTTTTTCGTTGGCGGCAAAAATGCCAAAGGGCAGATTATGGGATGGGGAGGTAATCAGGGCAATGCCGTGTCTGTTGTGCCATTTAACGCCGCAGACATTGATGGCTACTACTGGCCGTCTAAATTGGTTGATGGTAAGCCGGTTAAATCATCCCCGTCGGAGGAGCGTTATAACCTGCCCATTGTTACCGGCACTGCGGCAGCAGGCGTGAGCGAAGCCTAAAAAGGAGGATGGTATGAAAACAGCTATTGTTGTTGTCGTGTCTTATATCCTGACCGTTGCCGTCCTCGGATATGGCTTGATACACATGCGAAAAAGCAATAAGGCACTGACACAAACAGTCGCCGAGCAAGAAGCCGCCATCAAGTCAAAAGACGCCGCGATCAGGCTTTATAAAGAACGCACCAAAAGTTTGCAGGAGCAGGTAAACCAAATCATGAAGGTTCAGGCTGAAAAAAACAGCCAAGTCGAAGCGGCACTGACTAAGCATCATGAATGGTCGTCTGAAAAACTGCCCGAAGATGTAGCCAAAACCATCAATAAAAAATAACAGCGGGGCGCATGATTGCGCCCTTTTAAACATCAAACTATGAAAGATAAAGAATGAAACGTCTCTCTGTTTTCGTCGCAGCCATTGCCCTTGCTGCCTGCGCCCATAATCCGCCGGTATCCGTACAGGCTGCCGAGTCATGCCCACCGGTGCCAAAGTGTGAAGCCTACCCGCCCGAAGAGATTTCAACCAATGCGGACATGGTTCGAGCTTTGATTGCCTATCGCTCGGCGTTTGAACAATGCCGCCTCTATCGCGACGCTTTGTCCGCCTGCCTCAAAGGCGATGAAGAAGGGAAAGCTACACCATGACCGACATCATCGACCAAGCCTGCGACTTAGAGCAAAAAATGCGCGAATTCTGGCTGTTACGCCAAAAGGAACAAGAATCCGCCGCGCCATCCGCCCAAGAGTGTGAAGAGTGCGGTGAAATCATCCCCGAAGCGCGTCGAGAAGCAGTGCCGGGTTGCCGATTGTGTATTGACTGCCAACGTATCGAAGAGCAGCGGCAGCGGTTTAAAAAATAAGGTCGTCTGATAATGGAAAAGCCCAAAAGCCTGCGTCTTGCCATACAAGAAACGCTGCCGGAGTTTAAAGACGCCCCTGACCGTCTGCGTCTGACGGTTTTGTCGGGGCAGATTATTCCGAAACGCAATACATTGAGTTATGAAGCGAAGTACACGCTCAATATTTTTATTCAGGAGTTTCACCGCGATCCTGCGTATCTTTTTTTGGTTGTGAATAAGTGGCTACAAGAGAATCAGCCGGATATTCTATGTCCGGGTGCTGACGCATCATCACGCGCCTTTATTTTTGAAGCTGAACCGATAGAGTCAGACGTGTGGGATGTGATGATAGAGCTTAAATTGACTGAGACCGTCATCGCTGGACTTGATGATAATGGTTTGGTCACATACAAAGTCAAGGCGGAGCCGCCGAGACAGGCTTTTTAGGCATCAATGCGGGGCGCAATCATGCGCCCTTTTTGCTAAAAGGATAAACAAATGCAAGAATTGGAAGAGTTTGTCGCGCAAATCCGCCATCTGTCACTGCAACTCAAGCCGTCTGTCCGCGCCAAACTTTTGCGTACAATCGCAACCGAACTGCGCCGCCGGAACCGCGAACGGATTCGGGCAAACGTGGAGCCTGACGGCAGTCCAATGGCTAAGCGGCAGGGCGACCGCTTTATGTTCCGCCGCATACGGGATGGCGAAGGGCTGAACGGTCGACCGTTTCGTTTTTTCGGGGAAAAATACGGTGACAACTACACAGGGCGCATCGCATACAGCCGGACGGAAAACGGAAAAGAATTAGTTCGGTTCGAGGGAGAACGCGGACTGTTGGGATTCCGACGAGAATATTTATACCTGAAAACGTCGACAGCATCCCGAATGGCAATGTTCCGACGTCTCGGTGCCGCCCGCTGGCTGCGTCAAAAGGCAGATGCCAACCGCGCGCAAATTGGTTGGTTCGGCGGTTCAGCGGCAGCCATTGCCACTGAACACGAAGATGGTAATTCCGGTAAAAACCTACCATCACGCCTGTTATTGGGATTGCCGAAAGAGGATTTGCAATACGTCACAGACCAGTTATTACAAGCCCTAAAAATCGATTGAAAAAAGCCGTCTGAAAAAAATCAGACGGCTTTATTATTGTATTTTAAAGGCGGTGCATAAATCAGCATGAAAATGCATAATCTTGCATAAAAACGCATAAAAAACCAGTACCCCAAAAAAGCCGAAAATCCCATGAAACATAAGGATTCCCGCCTACTCTATCGCTGCATAAAAAAACACACCCCCGCAAAGCCCGCGGGCGTGGAGGGGGAGCGCGCGCCGCCCGTCGTCGCAGGGGCGGCAACACAAAAAAAGGTCGTCTGAAATGTTTCAGACGACCACATAGCGAATAACGTCATTTAGTGCGATAACGGTCACGAAGAACCATGACATCGCGCCCTAAGTTCTCGAGCATCTCCAGCCGCTCGTCTAAAAGTTCGGAGCGATCATAGGCGCGTTCTGTTTTATCGGATATCCCGTGAGAAAGTAGCATCTCTCCGACATCTCTGCGGATTTTATAAACTTCGCGCAGGTATGTTCGCGCCAAACTTCGGAGACCGTGCGCCGTTGTGTTAAGTCCCATCTTGGAGCGTAGTTTTATTCGGACAGTTTCGGAGGACATGGGTTTAGCGAATCCCGCGCCCTCAAACAAATAAATACCGTTCACATTAAGGCGGAGCGCCTCGAAATAAATAGTTTTCAAAGCCGAACTCAATGGAACAATATGCGGGCGTGTCTTCATTCGTTCGATAGGTATTTCCCAAATGCCTGCCTTGAGATTTATTTCTGACAGCCTAGTTCCTGCCGCTTCCGACGGGCGCGTCATGCTCAACAGTTGCCAGTAAATTAAAAGCCGCGCTCGATCTCCAATATCTTTTGACGTTTCGAGGCGTTCAACTAAAAGGGGGAGTTGGTCAAATCGCAAAGCATCGAAATGACGTTCGGGCGGTTTGTCAAAAACCTGCTTGCCGATGACCGCAACAGGATTCGAAGGGATAGAGCCGTCAGCAACAAAATAATCAAACATCAGACCTAAGTTACCTTTTACCCGCCGCAGATACTCCAACGCCTGCCGCTGCTCCATCTTGCGCAACACCGCGACAACTTCCGCCGTCGTGATTGACCGAATATCGCGCCCCTTGAATGTCGGCAAGACATTAAGCTCAATCGCAGCCAAGACCTGCTCCGCATAACGGGGATTCTTCCCCGTCCCCTGTTTGCCCCCAGACTTGCGCCATTTGTCAAACCACCGTGCCAAACAATTTTCAAACCGATATGCTGCGGCTACGTCGTCTGAAATCAATTTGGGATTTATGCCCTTTTTAATTTTAGACAACATCTCATCCCGCCAAGCGCGAGCATCTGCTAACCCGAAGCGTGGGAAAAGTCCTAAAGTCATCGTGTCCATTTTCCCATCGGATCGGCGATATTGTAGCCGCCAAGATTTAGTGCCGGACGGCAGAACCCATAAAGCCAGTCCGCCGCCGTCGGAAAGTTTGTTCATCTTTTTCTGCAAAATTTGAGGATAAGAAGGTTTATGTAAATACAACAGAAATAACTGGAAAATCTTTTTGTGTAGCTTCGAAGAAATGTGAAGTTTTTTTTAACTTTGGCGTACCGAAACGGTAATTAAAAACCCTGAGAAATGGGTATGATATTTAAGGCCAATCTGCTTCAGCCCCAATTTTTATTAGTCAAACAAAAGGCACTGCTTTAAACAGTGCCTTTAGAATCTGGCAGAGAGGAAGGGATTCGAACCCTCGATACGCTATTCACGTATACACGCTTTCCAGGCGTGCGACTTAAACCACTCATCCACCTCTCTGTGGAATCAAACATATTTTGTCGTCTGATATTGTAGCTTAATCAGACAAATAAATCTATTCAATAAAAAATCCGGATAAGCCGGATAATTGATTTGGTGCCCAGGAGAAGACTCGAACTTCCACACCCGTGAGGATACTAGCACCTGAAGCTAGCGCGTCTACCAATTCCGCCACCTGGGCAATTAGGATAGATAAGCAAAGCGGCGACCAAAGGGTTTGGTGCCCAGGAGAAGACTCGAACTTCCACGCCCGTGAGGACACTAGCACCTGAAGCTAGCGCGTCTACCAATTCCGCCACCTGGGCTTTGCTTTATTTCCTGTTTTGCGTTACAGTGATTGACTATTTCGCAAAGAAGCGGTCATTATATATTTTAGAAAAAGAATGTCAACCAATAAAATGAACAAAAATATTAAATCTTTAAATTTACGAGAAAAAGACCCGTTTTTGAAACGGGAGAAACAACGTTACGAACATCCGCTGCCAAGCAGGGAGTGGATCATTGAATTATTGGAGCAAAAAGGCGTGCCGTCGAAAATCGAAGTCTTGGCACGCGAGTTGTCGATTACGGAAGAAGAGTACGAATTTTTTGAACGTCGTCTGAAAGCGATGGCGCGGGACGGTCAGGTTTTAATCAACCGTCGCGGTGCAGTTTGCGTGGCGGACAAATTGGATTTGGTCAAATGCCGTGTCGAGGCGCACAAAGACGGCTTCGGCTTCGCCGTACCGCTCACGCCCACCAAAGACGGTGATTTTGTCTTATACGAACGCCAAATGCGCGGCATCATGCACGGCGACATCGTGACCGTCCGCCCTGCCGGCATCGACCGCAAAGGCCGCCGCGAAGGAACGGTTTTAGATATTGTCGAACGCGCGCAAAGCAAAGTGGTCGGGCGTTTCTATATGGATCGCGGCGTAGCGATTTTGGAAGCGGAAGACAAACGCCTGAACCAAAGCATTGTCTTGGAACCTGACAGCGTCGCACATTTCAAACCCGAATCCGGCCAGGTCATCGTCGGCGAAATCGAGACTTATCCCGAGCAAAACCGCCCTGCCGTGGCGAAAATCATTGAAGTATTGGGCGATTATGCCGACAGCGGTATGGAAATCGAAATCGCCGTGCGCAAACACCATTTGCCGCACCAATTCAGCGAGGCGTGTACCAAAGCCGCGAAAAAAATCCCCGACCATGTTCGTAAAAGCGATTTGAAAGGCCGCGTCGATTTGCGCGATTTGCCTTTGGTCACCATAGACGGTGAAACGGCGCGCGATTTCGACGATGCTGTGTTTGCCGAAAAAATCGGGCGCAATTACCGTTTGGTCGTAGCGATTGCCGATGTCAGCCATTATGTCCGTCCAGATGACGCTATCGACACGGACGCGCAGGAACGCAGCACCAGCGTTTACTTCCCGCGCCGCGTGATTCCCATGCTGCCGGAAAACCTGTCCAACGGCATCTGCTCGCTCAATCCCGATGTCGAGCGTTTGTGCATGGTGTGCGACATGGTCATCACTTACGCGGGCAATATTAAAGAATACCGCTTCTACCCAGCGGTTATGCGTTCCCATGCCCGCCTGACTTACAACCAAGTCTGGGATTGGATTTCAGACGACCTAGACCACCCGCACAAAGCCCAAATCGACACTCTCTACAAACTCTTCAAAATCCTTCAGAAAAAACGCTTCGAACGCGGCGCGGTGGAGTTTGAAAGCGTCGAAACCCAAATGCTTTTCGACGACAACGGCAAAATCGAAAAAATCGTGCCCGTTGTCCGCAATGACGCCCACAAACTGATTGAAGAGTGTATGTTGGCGGCGAACGTCTGCGCGGCAGAGTTCCTGATAAAAAACAAGCACACCGCCCTCTTCCGCAACCACTTAGGCCCGACACCCGAAAAACTCGCCACTCTGCGCGAGCAGCTCGGCTTATTAGGTTTGCAACTGGACGGCGGCGACAATCCGACGCCGAAAGACTATGCCGCGCTTGCCGAACAATTCAAAGGCAGACCCGATGCCGAATTGCTGCAAGTCATGATGTTGCGCTCCATGCAGCAGGCAGTTTACGAACCGCATTGCGACGGACACTTCGGCCTTGCCTACGAAGCATACGCCCACTTCACCTCCCCCATCCGCCGCTATCCCGACCTGACCGTACACCGCGCCATCAAAGCCGTGTTGAACCAGCAAACCTACACGCCAAGCAAAAGCTGGCAGGCTTTGGGCGTACACACCTCATTCTGCGAACGCCGCGCCGACGATGCCAGCCGCGACGTGGAAAACTGGCTGAAAACCTATTACATGCGCGATAAAGTCGGCGAAATATTCGAAGGCAAAATCTCCGGCATGACCAACTTCGGCCTCTTCGTTACGCTGGACGGCATCCACATCGACGGCTTGGTACACATCAGCGATTTGGGCGAAGACTATTTCAACTTCCGTCCCGAAATCATGGCGATAGAAGGCGAACGCAGCGGCATCCGTTTCAACATGGGCGACAAAGTCAGCGTCCGAGTGGCGCGCGCCGATTTGGACACCAGCAAAATCGACCTGACCTTGATCAGCGGCGGAAGCAGCGACAAAAAACGCCGCACCAAAACCACCGCCCAAACCGGCTCGAAAACCAAGCGCAAACTGACGGCGAAAGAAATCGACGACGCAATGAAAACGCCTGTAAAACAGGAAAAACCCGCCGCCAAACGCCGCAGCAAAGCCCAACCGGCCAGCGCAGCAACGTCGTCTGAAAACGGCAAAAAGAAAACCGCCAAAGCCAAAACAGCAACGGAAAAAGCCAAACGCAAAGACAAGAAGCCAAGCAAAAGCGTGAAAATCAAGGTGAAAACCTCGGATACCGCGCCAACCAAGCGCAAAGGCAGAAGCAAGGCTAAATAGTCTGTCTTTTGGCCAACTTCAAAAGCTGTTTAACGGACAGGTGCGATAAAAAACGGCGGTTGTTCATCATCTACATTTCTACATAACCACCGTTCCATTCCGCCTTAATCCGAGACTAAAAAGGTCGTCTGAAAACCTGTTTCCAAGTTTTCAGACGACCTTGCTTCATTTGTTCATCAGGTAAATTGTTATTTCACCTTAGTCGCCATCAACGTATGCAACCGGCGGTTGTCGGCGCGGGCGACAGTGAACTGCAAACCGCCGATCACGACTTTTTCGCCACGCACGGGCAGGTGTCCCAATTCCTGAATGACCAGCCCGCCGATGCTGTCGGCTTCTTCGCTGCTGTAATCCGTACCGAAAAAGGCGTTGATGTCTTCGATTTCGGTTACGGCGTTGATACGCCAACGTTCGGTAGAGACGGCGTGGATATTGTCCGCGCTTTCGTCTTCGTCAAACTCGTCTTCGATGTCGCCGACGATTTGTTCGATGATGTCTTCAAAAGTTACCAAACCCGACGTGCCGCCGTATTCATCGATAACGATTGCCATGTGGTTGCGCTGCTCGCGAAATTCTTTCAAAAGCGCGTTCAGCGATTTGCCTTCGGGTACAAAAACGGCAGGACGAAGGATGGATTTGAGGTTGAACTGCTCGGGATTGAACATAAATTTGAGCAGGTCTTTGGCATGCAGGATGCCGAGGACTTCGTCTTTGTCTTCGCCGATGACGGGGAAGCGGGAATGGGCGGTTTCGATGACGTAGGCAGTGATGCGCTCGATGCTGTCGTTTTCTTTCAAAACGTTCATGTGGCTGCGGGTAATCATGGCATCGCGCACTTCCAAGTCGGCAAAGTCGAGGACTTTTTCCAGCCGCAAAAGTGTATCCGCGTCAAATACTTCCTGTTCGTGTGCCTGCCGCAGCAGGCTGAGTACGTCTTCGGCGGAATCGGGTTCGCCGGCAAGTCGGGAAATCAAACGTTCGAAAAATGTCGGTTTCGACCGGGTGTCGTCCATTTCAGTATTCGTCCTCTTGGTAGGGGTTGGGATAACCTGCCGCCTGCATCAGGCGGATTTCGAGCGCCTCCATTTCTTCGGCCTCGGTCTCTTCTATGTGGTCGTAGCCCATCAGGTGCAGCGTCCCGTGCATGGTCAGGTGGGCAAAGTGCTGCTCGGCGGTTTTGCCCTGCTCGGCGGCTTCTTTCAATACGACTTGCGGGCAGATGATCAAATCGCCGCAAAGCTCGTCTGAAAACTGATCGGGCAGGATTTCGCCTTCGTTCAAGGCAAAACTCAACACATTGGTGGCGTAGTCTTTGCCGCGGTAATCGCGGTTGTAGGCGCGTGCTTCTTCTTCGTCCAGAAGAATCAGGCTGATGTCGGCGCGGCGGTATTCGTTTTTCAACGCCGCCCATGCCCAGCGGTAGAAATCGCGTTCGCTCGGAAGATTGGCGGCGGTTGAGGCGTTTTCAAAATTCAGGCAGAAACGTTGCCGCTGCAACGATAAGAAGGGATATTTTTTGGCGCGTTTCATGCTGTAAGGCTGTTGGGGTTAAAATGTTTTTAGAGAATAAGTTTTATTTTACGGCAGTATGAACTAACATCATGCCGACAGACCCTGTATTCCGTTTCTTGCGGTCTGTCGAAATCGGCATTTCAATGCCGGTACACATTATAGTTTATTTCGTTGCAACAGATATAGTGCAACGGCTTCTCCGACAGCTTCGCAGCGAAATACCTTTATCAACCACGGTAATTGCAAATGAACAAATTTCTTTTCCCCATACTGATTGCCCTGACAGCCTGCTCCCCGCAAAACAAAATCGAAACGTCGGCTGCCAAACCGACAGAAACGACGGCAGAAAAAAACAGCGGCGATACGGTCAAAATGACAGGGACAGTCCATTATTCGCTCGAACAGGCGGAATTTACCGCCGACGGAAAAACCTATTTCATCAACGGCGGCGACAGCCTGATGGACCAAGTAGAAAAAAATCGCCTGAGTTCCGGCTCATATAACGTTACCCTGAACAATGTCTGCATTCAGGGAAAAGTGCTGACCAAAGAACAAAACCAAGGCAACGGATTCGGCCCCTTGGGCAAGTACAGTCAGGCGGTTACCGTAGAAAGTTTGTGTCAGACTGTCGAACTTCCCGCCTCATGAATTAGAAAATCAGAAACTGCAAATGAACCCGAAAAAACTCGTTATCGCCAGCCGCGAAAGCCTGCTTGCCATGTGGCAGGCAAAACATATCCAAGGTCGTCTGAAAACCCTGTATCCCGACTGCGAAGTCGAAATCTTGGGCATGACCACACGCGGCGACCAGATTTTGGACAAAACCCTGTCGAAAATCGGCGGCAAAGGCCTGTTTATCAAAGAGTTGGAACAAGCCTTGCAGGACGGTCGCGCCGATTTGGCGGTGCATTCGATTAAAGACGTGCCGATGGATTTGCCCGAAGGCTTCGCCCTTGCCGCCATCGGCGAGCGCGCCAATCCGTTTGATGCGTTCGTATCCAACCAATACGCGCGTTTGGAAGAAATGCCCAAAGGCGCCGTCGTCGGCACATCCAGCCTGCGACGCGAAGCCCAGTTGCGCGCCCGCTACCCGCACTTAGTGATTAAACCCCTGCGCGGCAACGTGCAAACCCGCCTGTCCAAACTCGACAACGGCGAATACGATGCCATCATCCTCGCCGCCGCCGGATTGCAGCGTTTGGAACTGGACGAACGCATCCGCCTGATCCTCTCCGAAGCCGACAGCCTGCCCGCTGCCGGACAAGGCGCGTTGGGCATCGAAATCGCCGCACACCGCACCGACCTCCTCGACGTATTGAAACCCTTAAACCACGACGTCACACACGCCTGCGTGACCGCCGAACGCGCCCTCGCCCGCGCTTTGGGCGGAAGCTGCCAAGTCCCGCTTGCCGCGTATTGCACCGAAGAAAACGGCCTGCTCACCCTGCGCGGACTGGTCGGACATCCCGACGGCTCGGTAATCTTGCAGGCAGACGCACAAGCCCCCTCCGCCTACGCCGATGCGCTCGGACGCGCGGTCGCCAAAAAGCTGGCGGATGACGGCGCGCAAGAATTGATTGAAGCCGTATTGAAAGAACAAGCCGAATAAATCGGTTCGCAAAAAAAAGGTCGTCTGAAAACTGAACTGCACCCCAAAAGTTGGACATCCCCTCCAACTCACAAGGTGCAGTTTTTTTATGAGCA